ATCATGTTTCCAGGGATCTATCGTAACCAGCCGGGTCCCTGACCGCGCTGCCAGGATCCTCTTCGTAAGGCATCCGTAAGCGGTTCCGATTTCAACTCCGGAGATATCTTTATCCCCGAATCGCGCTTGCAGGACCTCCAGCATCTGCTCATGATGCCCACGGGTAACTCGATGAAAAAGCTTGTCGTCTCTTCCGGAAACCGGAGCCCAACCCTCATCCGGGAAGAAAGTCTGCTCACCCATATTTGGATCATGCAGGTAAATGAATTCAGTCGAGAGGCGCATGGCCAACTGGACCTCCCGGGATCTCTCCTGGGGCCCATCGACAAAGATAAATCTCCACTTCCTGCCCGGGTAAAGCGCCTCGATATCCGGCAGTTCTCCGGATTCGGGATAAGGGATGAAAGTCGCCTGCTTGTATCCTTGATGCTTTTGGAAAATCTTGATATGCTCCCTTAAGATATCGCAGCTGATCAACGTTAGGCCTTCATTCAAGAAGAGTTCGCTAGAAAGGCCGGTCCCGAACTCCAGGACTTCTTTGATATTATTCTTGCGGATCGTTTCTCTGATAGAGGCCCAGCTGGACCAACAGAGTCGACCGGCTCCCCAAGCAATATTTATAACTGAACCTTTAATGGAGCCATCGATAAAAGTCTGTACCTTCGTCATATCGAATCCGCAAAGCCGGAATTCTTCATTGCCGACTTTAACCGGAATAAGCGAATCCTCCGGTAAATCTCTTTCACAAATTGGACAAAACATGCATTCTCTCCCCAAGGTATTTAATTAAAGGTTTCTCGTCGGCAATATGTACCACACCATCACTTAACTCCATACGCAGAAATCCATCCGGATCTGCGTACTGATCATAGATATCTACAAAGGGATAAGGCCCTTCCTTAAGACGCTGATTCATTCTCTGGACATAACTCAACCGCTCCGCATCCGTTCCCAAAAAAGGAAAGTCAGGATTTTCTACCGGGACATCTTTACGCCTGGGCGGAGGGACAACATTAAAAAGCCAAATATTCTTATGTCTCTCTGCATTCTTTGTAACTCCGACCAGATAGTCTGCTACCAGTCTATCGACCGTCTCCTGCCAGGGTTGATATTTATGGACATGGCAACGGCAATCTATTTCTCCCCAACAGAAGATGATCGGTCGGTCCTCCGGAATTTCATCTACTACGATCTGGACCTTAAGGCCAAAGCTATACATAGTCATTGGTCCCCGGTAAAGAAACTTAACAAAGGGAATCTTACACCAAGCATGCCAGCAATGACTATCTCCGACGGTATAGATAAGCGGATCGTTCATCTTATCCTATTCTTGAGCTGATGCCGCAGGATTCCAGCCAGCTCGTCGGTAAAAATTTCGAATCTGTCATGATCGAAAGAAAACAAATAATCTCCGTTAGAAATCTCGGCAAAGCACTTTGCGAATCTCATAACATTATTAGTCATGATAATTTCGCAGATCTCATGGATGAGGACTTCATATTTGCGCTCTTCGGTATGCTGGGCCCTTATCACGATGCAATGCTCTTTCCAGTAGAATCCTCCGCCAGTTATCTTCCGATCGAATTTAATGCTCCACTTTACGCCGCCGATAATCAAAGACTTAGGAAACTTCATCAAAACCTCTTCCAGATAATCTTCCAAGCCAGAACAATACGTTCTACCAGACTCAACTCTTTATTGACAAAAGCCTTAAACTTAGGAACCAACGCCGTTGTTTCCTTCGCGGCCATCTGCCGCGCCTTCCTTCTCATTGCCTTCGCGACTCTTCCGTTCATGGTGTCCAATACCTCTTATTCTCATCCCATCCTTCCATCTTCCGCAAGATTGCCAACCCATACGGAGTAAAGAATCGGATGAATTCAAAATTATAAACGCCTGCCTTGATCAATTTCATCACTTCCTGGAATCCTTCCTCAGCTGGCCCAAACGCATCATGGAATATCCAGTATCCTTTTCCTTCGCCTTTAAGCTGTGGATAGAGAGTCTTGAGTTCATAAAGGACATGTTCGGTATCATGGCAGCCATCCTGGAAGATCACATCGAAATTTACCCCGGGGTAAGTCTCTGGAGTAAGTTTCATAGAATCCAGTTCTCTCAGATCCACCGGCAAATTATTCTCTAACAACTGCGCGCGGACCTTCTCTGTCTGGACGATATCGATGCCATAATATTTATTGCCGGCCATCCCAAAACGGACCGCATTATCCTTGACTGCATGAGCCATATAGAAAGCGCTGTACCCTTCCGCATGGCCTATCTCCAGAACCTGCTCAGCTCCGATCTCCCGAAGAAGAAAATAAAGCATTGGCCCAAAAAAGGCTATCGTCGAGTTTATATTCGTGAAATGTTGCGCCTGCATCATCTCCATCAATGGAGCCGGATATTCTCCGAAGTATTCGACATCTTTAGGATGCTGGATCTTCGCGTGTGTCAATTAAACCTCCCTAGACCGCCATGCGCCGGCAGGATAATCTTATGATCCGGGAGAACCCGAAGGACATAAGCCTTACCTATGGACCAGACAAAGGCTTTCGGGTTATCATCCGCCGAGACAATAAAGATATCGCCATGCTTAACATTCCAACGATTCGCCAACTCACTCATTTTCTCTGCCGGATCTATCTTTCCGAAAGCCCATTCCAGGCATTCGGTAAGTTTCTCCGGAGGCACGCCGGCCAGATATAATAATCTATCTCCCCATTCAATCATCGTTTGACTCCGATCCCGATGCCTTTTCCGTCAAAGTTTTCATGGAAGAAAAACTCCTCCGTATGCGCCTTCTTGAAATCTTCCCAGACATCGATTAAATCGCAACCATCTTTTGAGATATCATCAAAGAACAACAAACCAGCCTTACTAAGTGAAGGAACAACATTCTCAAGGTCCCTGCGCGCGGCCTTCTTGTCATGATCTCCATCTACCAAGATATAATCCATCCCGATCAGTTTCTTCTCCGGAACAGTCTCAGCCGCATCGCCTACAATGAAATGAATCTTATCTAAAGGCAGATTCAGCGCCCTTAGATTCATCTTGACGACTTCCGGAGAAATGAATCCATCATTAAAGATATCAAAGAGGTAAACCTCCGGGACCTTTGGATCTGGCATCGCACTTAAAAGTTGGCAGATCGATATCCCGGTCCGGCAACCGATCTCCATGATGTTTTTAGGTTTTACCAACGGACCGACACAACTCCAGAGAAGATGATAATAATCCACGAACTCAAGCGGCCTCTTCTGCCAATGCCCCAGGTAAGCCTCATAATAAGCATCGCCCGGGTTATATTTTTTAAGGATCCGCAGCGTATTGAAAACCGCCGCATTCGCAGTCGCGTCATGATGAAGGCTAACTCGAATCAACTCTGAGAATACCGCTGCGTCTGATGAAGAAAGAACCTTTTGCTTTTCTTTCTTAAGAGTTTTACGCATGGGCTACCTCCCCAGCATATTCCAGCATGCCGCCGGCATAGTACCTTTCAACCGCCCAGGATACATCCTCCGGACGGATCAAAAGCATACAGAGAGGGATATTGTCTTTCTTATTATTGCAGTCATAAAACTTACCTCGCCAGCATCCATCATAAGGCGCACACATGAGGCAACCATTGACATAAATAAACTGATGATTCGGATAGAGTTCCCAACGTGTCCCTTCTCTGGCCCCGGCTACTACAACGCAGGGTTTAGAGAAGGCCGCCGCTACATGCATCGGGAAAGAGACACAGGTTATCACTCCTTCAGCCTTCGCGATTAACCGAAAGAGTTCCCGGCTATTCGTCTGTCCCCTCAGATCTACCACTCCGGAAAGTGCCGCATGGAGATGACTCTCCTGGCCGATTTGGACCAAAGTAATCTTATCCTTCAAAAGATTCACGACCTCCTGATAATAGGGATATTGCTTAAGGGTATTGTCTTTCTTTGCGCCGGCATTGATAACCCAGTAAGGACCTTCGATTCCTGCCTTAACCAGGGCCGGACTTGGCCAGTCTTTCTCTTCCTGAGATAAAAAGATATCCGGCCTAAGATCTATCTGAGGAATCTTGATTTCCAGGACCTGTTCTAAGAAATCCCGATGGCCTTGTGAGAAATGATGTCCGACAGTCCCAGACTCATGAATCAAAGGGTAATGCATATCAATCACCAGGATATCCCCGATCTGCGCCAGAAATTCACGGATCAACTCTTTTTCTCCAGCCTTAATCCGAACGAAGAGTTTATTATTCTCTTCCTGTGTAGTCTTGGAGAATCTGGCGTTGATCTGCTGGTATTTGCCTTCGTCATATTGCAACTTGGTAATGTACGGAGAGTTATCGAAAATCTCGTTACAGGGAGTCCGAATATCGACGAGGTATTTGCCTGGATGCGCCGACTGCAAATCCCGGATCGCATTCGTCATAACCAGGATATCGCCAGGAGATAACCGGTTAAGCAAAAGGATTTTCTTCGGGTTAATGCGCTGCCAGGATCCGGTTTTTACTTCTTCTTTCTCTTCTTTTTCTTGCTCCAAGGACAAGGCATTTGATTCCTCCTTTTCCGGAACTTGCGTATTAAAAAGCGGTCCCGATATTTTTTTCTTTCTATAAACAAAAGCCGGATGCGCTAAACCTCCATCGCAACCGGTTATCATTTTCTTAAGGATAGCATTGCCTTCCAGCGTTTCTTCATCGAAGAGCGGTTTTACTAGTTCAAATAACCTTTCGACTTCTGCCCTCAGGTCCACCCCCAGGAATCTATCGTCGAAGAAACCTTTGCCATCGTACCGGATAGCCATACGGTAATCGCTCGAGCAGTAAATAAAAATCCCATCGTCTTTAAGATGGGACCAGATACGCATAAGTACTTCCCGGATCTCAATGGCCGGGACATGCTGCAAAACATATACTAGGTACGCGATATCAAATTTCTGCCCCAGCAACTGCGGAGGCTTAGTGCAAAAGCGCGCACTATCCACATAGGCATCAGCCTGAATCATCATATCGGCTGAGGCATCGGTACCTGTTATAAAGACAGACTTATTCTGTTTTAAGATCTCTTTGGCCAACCGGCCTACACCGCAACCATAATCCAAGATCTCAGCCTCGCGCCGGGCAAAGCGCAAGATCGCCTCTGCAAAAGCAGGCGTTTCGGCATCCCATCGTTGTTGCATCGTGAATCCGTTGCAGTCCCCAACGACTTCGTGCCGGCCCTCTTCAATGTTCTTAGGTTTAAATAAATTATGATTCTTCAATGCTCGCTTCTCCATTTTACTCGCCTCCCCTTTCTATTTTGAAGGGCCCGGAGTGCTCAACCCCGGGCCCCTTTGGTTACTTTGCGGTACCCTCTACGAAAACCGATCCTCCTGCCTGTATGCCTCCAATATCTAAGTAAATGCCGGTATCAAATTTCTTACCTTGCGGCCATTCCTTAGTTATCGTACCTTGGGCTGCCGGAAAGATAAAAGGTACTTTCGTAGATCCTGCAACTGTTACTCCGTCTCTCAGCAATACAAAATCTCCAGCGGCGCATCCCTTCCATGCAATCGTTATCGAATGCATCTCTCCGGGACATGCCTTGATAAGGAGGTCTGCTGCTGAGAAGAACTCAAAGAGTCCTTGTATTCTCGGCATCATATCCTCCTTATCCTATTGACTCAGAGCTCGATGAAGAGCTTGAGCTGCTTGAGCTGCTTGAGCTCGAGCTGAGACTACTACTTGAACTGCTTGACGAACTTGAACTGCTTGACGAACTTGAACTGCTGCGGCTCGAAGAGCTGGAGCTGGAACTTGATAAGCTAGAGCTAGACGAACTGCTGCTGCTAGAGCTACTGCTCGAACTCGACCTCGAACTGCTGCTGCTAGAGCTTGAACTACTGCTAGAGCTTGAACTACTGCTAGACGATAAAGATGAAGAACTCGAAGAGCTGGAGGAACTCTTGGAAGACGAGCTGGAAGACGAACTCCCAACCACATCTCCGATCCCCAGCAACGATAAATAGTCTACATCAGTAAGCGTCGCATCAGCATCGCAAGCACTTAAAACACGATTCCACTTATCTACAAGATCATCCAGGAAAGCAACGACTTCATCCTGCCACTCTCCCAGCCGTTTGATTCTGGCATTGGAGACATCGATAAGATGTTCCGTAGTGCCAAACTTCTCCGTAGTGAAGATCGTCGTACCGTCAACGCCATCGTCAGCTGCCAGAAGATCCAGGACTGTGTTAAGATTCGCCCGGATGGCTTTCAGCAGATCATTGACCTTGCCTTGCGGCATGGCGTTATATTGGATATCTTTCCCATAGGTATTTCCGATCGACGGATCAGTTATCTTGTAAGAAGTGGCTATCGCTGTATCGCCTGTATCCGTATTTATCTTATCGATAAATGTGGCGAAATTGGTTACGAAGGAATAAAGGAGATCAAAGATCCCCTTCTCCCAGTAACCGCGACTTTCTATTCTTTCTGTGTGTCCCACTTTTATCCTCCGTTAATTCGGTCGGGCCTCAGCTTACATGAATCGAACATGGCCTAAGGTTATTAACCTTCATGCATGCCTTTACACTATCGGCCTCAGCCCTCCCTCATTGTTTAACTAGGTTTAGGCAGTACTCGCTGCCGCCGATGCGCAGTACATCGTGATCACGCCATAGTCAACAGAATTGAATAATGGTTTAATCACTCCGAAGATTGCGCCGCAAGCAATACCCCATTGGTTGCCATAGTCAAAAGACTTCTCAGTCCAGTTGACCGGAGCGCCCCAGGCTATAACACCAGCCTGTTGACCGCAGAGGATATTTCTTGCCACATACGAGCTGGATCCATCGTTTGCACGATAGACATATTCGTGCTCATGGATGATAATTCCGTTATAATTGGAGACCGCTCCAGAGAATATCGGATTATCCTCTCCACGCACACCAGCCTCGCGTACTGACTGGTTGTACACCGGATCCTGCTTAAGGTTAGTTACATCGTACGGATGCAGAAACGCCACATAATACTCTTTACCATTAACACGGATGGGCCGGATCTTTGGAGTTGCCAGTTGAGCTGTCTGTTTGGCTAAATCCAAGACTTTGGTATCCATCTTCATGGCAGAAGTAATATGCGCAATCGCATCTTCTCCGCCGGCATAGACGAGCCGAGTCGAGGCTGCTATTGTCGGAGTGTTGGAGAAGGTAGAGGCCGCTTTGCCGCAGAGCTTATCGAAAATCTCCTGTTCGATTCTCTCGGCAAACCAGTCCGCTAAACGATTCTTAGCAGAGGTCCTCATATTGTAAGCGTTCTTTTTCTCATCCATCCTGCCGGTTAGGACAACTGCATGGCGGAGCTGATTTATGGCGACATCTTCGTCATAATCCGTCATGGCCTCTTCCGACCCTTCCAGGGTATCATCCCCTTCTTTGCCGGATGCCGACAACTTCATCCCGAGGCCAAAGCTGATATTACTACCAGCCTCTTTTTTTAGATCCTCTAATTCCTGGATCATGGACTGCTCGGTAGCCCCTATAAAACGATTCATATAGAGGTTATCGCGCACATCCGCGAATAACTGCTTACGCCATAGAGCAGGCTGTAAGGCAGCATTACTGGCTGATGCACCCATTGGTAAATCCTCCTCTTATCCGTACAGCTCCAGGTATTTCTCGCGGACCTTCTTCGGGAGTTTAGAGAATTCCCGATCGCTCATAGCGGTAATCTGCTCAAGCGTATAATCAGATCCTTCGATCTTATCCTTACCTTCGGCGTGCCCGGATGTTTTTGGTTTATCTGCGTTCTCTTTCAGTTTTTTCTCAGCCTCAGCGGCATCTGCCTCTTTCTTCAACTCCTCGGCAGTCTTAGCTTTCGGCTCCTCTCTTTTGTCGGATTTTTTAGCTTTCCTGGCTTGGACCCTTGTCTGGGCTGCCGGTAAAAGCTTGGCATATTCCGGATCTGCCTGTATCAGCTCATACATCTTGAGAGCTGGATTTTCTCCTTTTATCAAGGATTCGGCTACCTGTTTTTGGTAGGCCGGATTAGTATTGATGATTTCTTCGGTTAATTCCATAACCTCTTCGTAGTCCGGTTTCTCAGCTGCGGCTTTCTCATCGCAGATCTTGATGAAACTCTGGACAAACGGTAATTCCATGAAGGAACCGCCACCTTTAGGTTCTTCCTTCTTCTGAATCTTAGCCAGAATCTTCCGGGCCTCGGCGACTGTAAGAAAATCGCCTTCTTCCTTGCCCTTAAGGGGATCTTCCTCTTCTGCTTTCGGCTCCTCGGCCGGTTTCTCTTTTTTAGCCTTAATCAATTCAAAACGCGCAGCATCCCGGTCTGCCTCTGCCTGCGATGCTCTCTTCTGCTCCCGGCGCATGCGCCAATAATAAGCCTGTTCTCTTTTTGTCCAACCGGTAAAATCTTCCTTGCCCTCCGGTTTAGCCAGCATTTCTTCGAGCTTAAGCATATCGACCTGGTTACTTTCAGCCGGCTCTTTCTTCTCGGCTGCCTGAATCTCTGCTTCTGTCGCAGTCTCCGGTAAACCTGCGGTCTTAGCTCTGGCGATCAATGCGTCCTTCGCCTTCTTATCCGCATCGGCTTTATCCTGGGTTGATTTGCTCTCTTCCGAAGTCTGTTCTTTAGGTTCTTCCTTCTCTTCCGGACCAGGAATCGGCGGCTGGAATCCTTCCGGACCCGGCTGCTGCTCCATGAGAAACTTCTCTTCATCCACAGTAAGCTTTTCGTTCTTGTCTAACTTTGCCTCTATTGTCTTGATATCCACTTTCGTCTGCTCTGCCATTTGTGCCTCCCCTTTACCTTGCTCGGGATCTTAGGCTCCCGGTTTGCCTTTCGCAGCGGATGCTGCGGTTAATTGCGCCATCCATTCCTGGATGCGTTTCTTTACCTCTTCCGAATTCTGGAGATCCATGTATTCAATCAGAAGATCCGGAGGAATCTGTACGCCTGCTTTTGCTGCCTCTATCAACTCCTGGAAAGTCTCATATCTGATCGATGTATTCTGATCGGCCTCTGTTACCAAGACATCATACTTATTGTCCTTGATCATGGTAAGATAGGCTGCAATATGGCCAGGTTGTAAGCCTTGCGGATGCGTTTCATCTACCTGTTTAGACATGTATTGAGGACCCAAGACCTTCATCAACTTTTTCTCATCAAAGACCATCGGCATCATTTCAAGGATAAACTTGCCGATAATTTCTTTGGTATAACGGTAATTCTGGAAGATCCGAACTAAGGCCAAAATTGCCTGCTTAACGCGCATCGCGATCGCGCGACCGGATGAGGTCCCTTCCTGGAATCCCATGAGATCCGGATTAACCCCCAGGATCTGTTTAAACTCTTCGTCTGCTTTCTCTTCACGGAGTAAATGGCCTTGATTCGGACCCTTAGGCAGAATCTCCTGGAGTTTGCCAAAATAGTTTTTCTTGATCTTAACTGTGATCCCCGGCTTGGATCCCATCGTCTCCAAATCCTTCCAGCCAGTCGGACTCAAAGCGTCTTCTTCTCCAATCCATCCGGAATTCGCCTGCGTGTTTAAAATATGCAGATATTGAGACTTGGCTTTATTCTTTTCGCGCTGAGGATCCTTGACCTGACGAACCATACCCTGGACTCTCAAAATCTCAGTCTCTGCATTCGGGGCCCAGTCTGACATGAATCTAAAAAATGGATATCCGGAATAATAAGGTTCCATCGGAGACTTGATATCCTGGATGATATGGCCACAGACCATCGCAGCAACCCACATCTCCGGGACCTTGCGTTCGATGATCTTTCCAGATGCCTGCGTATCGATGAATACCTGCGCCTCTTCTTTTGTATCAAATTGACGCGGCTCTCCGGACTCTTTCTCGATCACAAAGTATTTCGTTACATACTTAAAACGCCAGTATTCATGCAGAGTAAATTTACGATCCCCTTCAAACTCCGGTTCTTTATCGTCCGGAGATTCTGATTTCTGGAGTACTGTCGTCGAATTCGGTCGGTTACCATAATCATCATCGTCTCCTTCTGAAAGTAGGCCCATTCCATTCTCAACCGGATCATCACTATCCTTCACGAATTCCTTAATTAGCTTTTCCTTCTTGGGATAAAGATCAACCAGTTCATTCTTAGAAAGCCTAACCGGGCCCTTAAAGAGATAACCGGCTCCTTCATTCATATCATATTCGGTACAGTCTGGATCTGGACGGACCTGGTAAGGAGTACGTTGCTTGAATACGATATCGCCCCGGATAGGATCCTTATCGTAAGAAATGATGGCCTCAAGGAATCCTTTACCGCAATAAACACCATCGTCAAACTGATAACCCAACTTATAAGTTAAATGAGAGATCTTGTCGATATAATGAATCCCTTTATCGCAAACTTCGGAGAAGATTTTATCTTCGCCGCCTTCCGGATTTACTTTAATCCTGGCCGCATTCTCGCGTTGATAACCAGCTACCAGGTTAAGGATCGGCTTGATCCGGTTAAAGGTTAGGCATGGTCTTCCGGCTGTCTTGAGGGCCTCTCTATCTTCATCGGACCATTGTTCTCCTAAAGCAAAGTTATAATCTTCCTTTGCGATCACATCCCAGGGGCCATAATGATCCTCAACTGCCTTGCGTCTGGAGAGGATCTCCGTACGCAGATTATCGTCTTTTACTTCTCCCTCTGTCTTTGTTTTAGTCTCTTCTGACATAATAGACTCCTTTTAAGCTGCCATCGGGCTTGTTGCTCCGGCAGAAACTTCATGATGACCGGTCTCATCAGACCAGGCATCTTTCTTATGAATAACCTTTGAGGCCTTCCTGGCCCAAACATTCATTACCCAGGCATCGGCGCGGTCCGGAGATCTTCCGATTCGATCCTTAAGATCATCCTTTGATTCAATCTGAATCTTGCCCCGACCATTGATAAAGTACTTCATTTCCGAAAGTTCTTGTTTCAAAAATTCATCATCCGGAATTCTCTCCCTGCCTTCCTCCGCCTCTTTCTGAGCGTAAAACCACATTTCGGCTTTGAGATTATCGTACTGCTCATCTTCCGGTTTGCCCTCTGCATTAATCTCCTGGAGAGTGATAGATGCCGGCTTAAGGATCCTCACGAAATCAGCTATCGGACCTCCCAGACCATCACAGTCTATGATGATATGATTCGCTTCAATCTGTTTAGTCATTTGCAGAATCCTAGAGCAGACCGTATCTGCCTTTGACTGAGGTAGGATATCCTGCTTAGCGATGCGTCCGGAGATCCCTCCGTAGATCACGCATTCATCGTCTCCCATCCTGGCCGGATCGCAAGAAGTAACAATCTTCCGGACCATCTGGCGCGGCTCTTGAGTAAGCATTTTCTCTATAAGATCCTGGGAGAAAAGAGTATCGATGGATGAAGTCGGCTTGCGGCCTCTGACTCTAGCCAGCCAGATAGGATGATCTCCAGTCCCTTCCGGATCGTAGCGCCGACGCATCTTCTCGATCCAATCAAAACTCGCCATGCCAGAAACTACTATTTTCTTCTCGCGGTAGTTAGGGGAATCTAAGGCATCTAAATTGATTACGATATTGTTAGTGGTATCATCAATGGCCCGGGCAAAGGTCCCGGTTGTGCGCAGGGGATTTCCAATCTGAATGTAAAGGTTATGTTCGGCTCCTAGGAGAGATTCAAGCTGATCGAAGATCTTGTCTTCAACGGCCTGCGCCTCTGAAACAATAACGCAGATATTCGGAGAGTGGAACCCTTGAGCTTTGCCGGTCTGATCTCCGGATTCTTTTGTGGTAAAAGCCAGGATAAACCAGTCCGGCTCGACATCGACTTTGCAGGTTAGAAGTCTTCCGGGTAACTGAACCGGAGCATTGTTCCAGGCTGTCGAAAGCTCAGCCCAGATAACCTCTTTAACCTGCCTGTCTGTGGGAGCGGTAATGATAACTTTGGAGGGAGCGTAACTGAAAAGAAACCATAAGGGGATACGGCCGCAGATGAAATCCTTGCCCTGCATGTTAGCAGAAGGGACAATGATCGGCTTATTCTCTGCGATCGCGCGCGGAATAGCTGAAAGGATTTGAGCTTGACCTTTAGACAATAACGAGACCCCGAGGGCTAAGTTGATCCACCCGAGGGGATTCTGTCTGGCCTTCTCCAATTCGATTTTCGATAATGGTAGTTGAGCCATCTTTTGATAAAAGTTTTATAACCTGGAGTAAATCCAGCTTTTTCTTCGCCTCCGGAGTTTCTCCGGTGCGTTTAAAGATTCCGAAATGCTCACCTAATGCCTCAAGGGCCCGGATTTTATCCCAGGCCCGAATAGTTTTTGTGAATCCAACCTGCTCCCGGTCCTTGCCGGTCCCTTCAAAG